GACACTGTCAAGAGGATAGAGTAGAAAAAGATCGCTCGCGTATATCCGGGTTGCCTGAAGGGCGATATCATATCGTTGCCAGGCAGCGTATAGGGCCACAAAGCGAATACGAGAGAGTCAGATTAAATGATGGTCTGCATTACCCATCGTATGTATCAGAATTTGTGGTATGGAATACAGAATATGCGAGAGAGATAAACAAATCAATAGGGGACGTATTCGAAGAAGAGGTTACTGAATGTCCTCTTCCTTAATGGTTTTACGTCCGGCGTGTTTTGCTAGTTTTTCGGCTTTCATAGCCTCTGTTTTTACGAATTCGATACACTTGTTGAGGAAAATGTTTACTGCTCCCTCTGATACCGGCGAACCGGTAGTTTCTTTAACAATGCGCCGGATAGCGCTAAATGGTAATTCATTTGCCATAAAAGTAATGTAATTTAAACATATTTAAAAATGGTGGAAAAAATGATGCTAAACGATAGACAAATCCATGCACTATGCACTAAAATGGATGTAGTTGATCCGTTCGATCAGGAACTCGTAGGGCCGTCAAGCCTTGATATCAGGCTAGGATCGAGGATTGCATATTATGCAGGGTGCGATGTAATTGATCCGGATAATCAGAGCACATATAACCTCATCAAGAAAGATGCTGAAGTTTTGGTTATACTCAACCCGAATCAGTTTATTCTAATGGATACCGTTGAAACTTTCAGGATACCTTCAAACATCGCTGCAAAGGTAGACGGGAGGAGCAGCATTGGCAGACTCGGGATTATGGTTCATGTAACCGCTGGATTTATTGATCCTGGGTTTCACGGTAAAATAACGCTTGAAATAAAAAATGTGAACGAAAGACCTGTTATTTTGCGCCCTGGAATGGTGATTGCTCAAATGTCTTTTCATGAAATCGAACCTTGTGAGAGGGATTATTCACAGAAAGGAGGCAGATATCATGGAGATGGCGACGTTGCAGGGAGTAAATACTACATACAATAACTTTTTTATATTAGTGTGTCTAATATGTTATCATGGAAATGAGTGTAAGAACTGTATATGGGAAAAATGTTACAATAAACACTGATAACATTGTTGGTAACTCTGTGCAGGTTGGAAATGACTATTATCATCTCTCAAAATTGTTTGATTCAGAAGGGAATAATTTGATGAGATTTGCATGGAGTGAGTAAGATGAAACTCCCGAACCTAACTCAAATTATTGAATCGGTTGTGATTTTTATCGCTGCTGGTAGTTTCATAATCTCATACAACAATCTGCATGAAAGCGCCCTCCTTATGGGGATACCTCCACTAATGGCTATTATATTTCCTCTAACTATTGATGCATTCCTGATTATATGCACACTGTTTGTATTGTATGCCGGGAGGATGTGCAAACCAGTATGGGAAGGTTGGCTCTTCCTGGTGCTCTATACCATCGCTTCTATCGCGTTCAATATCCACATGGCACCTAATGATTGGTGGTCTCGCGCTGGGTTCGCAATGTGCCCTATAGGTCTGTGTATCAGCCTCCATTTCATGATGAGAATTCTTGAGATAGAAATGGGAGGATGTAAACCTGAAATAGTAGAGGTTAAACCTACTGAATCATGTGGCGCACAAATAGAAGAGATTAAACCCATTGAATCAGAACAACCTATAGAAGAGGCAAGTGAACCAGAACCAGAACCAGAATTAACAGAGCAACAAAAGAAAGTATTAGATGTGTTTAAATCAGAATCTGATATATCAATGGCTGAAGCCGGGAGGAGGTTAGAAATGTCATATAAGACTGTAAAGAAATACAAAGATCAATTAATTGATATGGGGATACTTTGAATCAACCCAGATGCATGTATAAAGTGAAATTCAGAGGTAATTTCGTATGCTCTGAAACTCGTAGAGGTAGACACTGCCCGTATCCACATTATCAATGTGAGGTTAAGAAAAATGAAAGTGTTAATCGCGTGCGAGTTTAGCGGAATTGTAAGGGATGCATTTATTGAAAGAGGGCACGATGCATTAAGTTGTGACCTGTTGCCAACCGAATCACCAGGACCACATTATCAGGGAAATGTATTGGACATATTAGATAATGGATGGGATCTAATGATCGCGCATCCACCTTGCACACATCTGGCCGTATCAGGTGCCAGATGGTTCAAATACAAACAACAGGAGCAACAGGAAGCCCTGGAGTTTGTTATTGAACTTATGGAAGCACCCATACCAAAAATCTGTATTGAAAATCCTATATCAATTATCTCAACCCGTATCAGAAAGCCGGATCAAGTCATCCAGCCGTGGCAATTCGGCCACGGCGAAGTCAAGGCGACGTGCCTCTGGCTCAAGAATCTCCCAAAACTCACGCCGACGCACATCGTGGAAGGCCGCGAAGCGCGCGTGCACAAGATGCCGCCCGGCCCCGACCGCTGGAAAGAGAGAAGTCGAACATACCCGGGAATTGCAGAGGCAATGGCTGAGCAGTGGGGATAAAAAATAACTTTTTATACTATTACATCTAATATAGTATTGTAACAGGTGAGACAGATGGTATTAACAATGTATATAAATCACGAGTGCCCGAAAATTGAAGTTTGCATACACTATGACCAAGTGGATGATAAAAAATACATCCACAGAGTAACTGTTAAAATGATGAATCTAGTTAAAATGTTATATCCATATGATAATGGGTGTGATGGCGGTTCACTCCAAGTTGGACTTCAGCATGCCATAAACGGAACTATGCCAAAAATCCATAAAATTGATGAGAACATGTTCAAATGGATATCTCAAGTTTTCTGGGGAGCTCCGAACGCATGGCGTGATTGGACAGGCCCTGAAGAATGCCCATATTTTAAATAATTTTTATTGCAAAGTAAAGGCAATAAAATAATTTTGATAACTTTTTTGTTGTTTGATGCGTATATCTTCTATATGTGGCAGAATCCATACTCTACTAACTATAACCCTATGGCCGGATTCCAGGCTCCACCGTTTCAATCCTTGTTGTTATGGATCTCTTTCTCGGACATGGTGTCTGCGCAGACTACCGAAAACGCGCTTAACTAACGTGAAGTTGGGGCATGGTGCGACATGCCCATGAGTATTAATCTGTTTTTATCGCTTTAAGTTTATTTTAGAAAGTTATTTTATGTCATGGAATATAATATGTTATACCGATAGGTGAAAGAATGACAGACGAGCATAAAACATGCCTTGAGTATGATGATGAATGCGGAATGTGTGGATTTTCAGATGATCCAAATGGGTGTCCACATTCAGATGATTGGAATTCAGCATTTAAATACTGCGAATGGTATTGTGAATCTGACTAGGAGAGTGTGAATGACATACGACTCGTTTTCGTTTTGGATTGGCGTTGGAACCGGAATAATTGGAGGATTTGCTGGAATGATTATACTGAAATTATGGGATGTTGTATGATGGTGGTGAATGAATGACTGATTACCAGCAATTTTTAGAAAGTAAACGAAAGAGCAACCCTGATACAGGTTTTGAACCGGACATATCACAATTCCCTCAACAAATGTTCGACTTTCAGAGAGATGTCACATCGTGGGGATTGAAGAAAGGAAGGGCTGCATTATTCCTCGGGACGGGTGCGGGTAAGTCGATTTGCCAGTTAGTATGGGCTGACCAGGTATGCAACCATACCGGAGGAGATGTGTTAGTCCTCGCTCCGTTGGCAGTTGCACCTCAAACCGTGCGCGAAGGTCAGAAGTTTGGTATTGATGTCAACTATTGCAGAGGTCAAAATGGTATAAAACCGGGTATAAACATCACAAACTATGAGATGCTTGAGCATTTTGATACTCATCATTTTGTAGGGGTGGTCCTGGATGAAGCCGGAATCCTCAAGAATTTTTCGGGCAAGATTCGGAATCAGATAATAGACTCGTTTTGCAGGACTCAATACAAACTCTCATGCACAGCCACACCATCCCCGAATGATCACATGGAGTTAGGTAACCAGTGTGAGTTCTTGGGCATAATGAACTATTCAGAGATGCTTGCAACGTATTTTGTGCATGATGGAGGGGACACTTCAAAATGGCGTGTTAAAGGTCATGCTGTTGAAGCATTCTGGCAGTGGGTAGCATCATGGGCTGTTATGATGCAGAATCCTAGAGACCTCGGCTATGATGGGTCACTGTTTGATTTGCCTCCTCTGAATATGGTGCAGCATACTGTCACTCCGAAGAACAGCCGCTTCCAGGGTAGAGGAGTAGCAAAGACCCTCAATGATAGGAGAGATGCAAGACGGGAGAGCCTTAATGAGCGCGTGGCAAAGGCCGCTGAAATTGTTAATGCATCTGATGAGACATGGCTAGTATGGTGTGATTTGAATGTAGAGTCTGAACAATTGACGAAGATGATCCCGGGATCGGTAGAGGTGCGCGGGAGTGATAAACCGGAATATAAGGAAAAGACAAGTATGGACTTTTGCGAGGGTAAAATCAAAGTTCTGGTTAGTAAGCCCTCTATTTTTGGGATGGGCTTGAATTACCAGCATTGCCACAATATGATCTTTTGTGGGTTAAGCGATTCGTTCGAGGCTCTTTATCAGTCCATCCGGAGGTGCTGGCGGTTCGGGCAGACTGAACAGGTAAATGTTCATATCATCACATCAGAGGCTGAAGGAGCAGTCGTTAAAAACATCAAAGAGAAGGAGAAACGGTTTAATGAAATGTTACAAGGGATGATCTCTGCCAGCCAGGAAATCACGAAAGAGAACATCAGAGGGAGTTACAGAATGAGCGACGAATACAATCCACAAGAGAAGATGGTTGTTCCGGAGTGGGTATAATGGAAGAAATAAAAGATTGTCCTATATGTGGTGGAAGACCTGTATGCACTATAAATAACACTCGTGAATTGTGGGAAGTCCGATGCTCTCATTATGAAGCGCCTCCTAAAAATAATGGAGTTTCACACGTGGTTATCGTCACCGGGTGGACAAAGGAGGCCGCGATCAAAGAATGGAATTCGAGACCATGAAACTACATTTGGCAGGATGCGAAGGATTTCCAGAACTTGTAGAGGAACTTAAACCAAGATTCGTTCTCGGTTCTTTTTTTTATATGTATGGTAAAAGGAATCCTGCAATTATACCTGATTGTGAGCATTATATTCTTGATTCTGGCGCATATTCCATACAATTGGGTAAGGTAGTTGACTGGGATAAATACCTTGATTCTTACATCGAATTGATCAAATCCTCATCAAATGTTCATCAATATGTAGAACTTGACATTGATTCAGTTGTAGGATTGTCACAAGTTGAGCAATGGCGCGACAAATTAGAAGCGGAGACGGGAAGAGAACCTATACCCGTTTGGCACAAGGCAATGGGTGATGACGGATGGATTAACCTCGTCAATTCGTATCAGTATGTTGGAATACCGTGTAAAAACCCTAAAGAAAAACTTGATGAGAATTACTGGAATCGGTTTATCAGATTGGCGCATGAGAACAATGTTAAAGTTCATGGATTTGGTGTATCAGCAAATGAGAAAATATTACGTTATGATTTCGATTCTATAGATTCATCATCATGGGCTGGAGGATGTAGATTTGGAGTGAGATACCGGTTTACAGGAGATTCAATTCAGTTATACCGCGAGGATGGATATTTAGAAGGAGGAGCACCAGACGTTAAAGAAATGAACAGAACAAACATGATTGAGTGGATTAAGTTTCAGAACTGGATTTATCAGACCAAAACCACACCAAAAAAACATCATGGATTTTGGTAACTTTTTTATATTTTTGAATGTAATATGTTATGTTAGCAGGTGAAAAAGATGAGTAAAGAAAAACAACTGCTAGGTGATTTAGTTAAATTATCGCAGTTTATTTTTGAACTTGAAGATAAGTATGGAAGAGAAGAATTGAATGATTTTATCCATGCTGGAAGAGAATCGTGGGACTGCACAGATGAAGAAATTGTATCAAAATTAATTGCGTGGAATGATGGAATCTACAACAGTTAAAAACCAGTATATTGGTGAGAATTTCGCTCTCTACAATGTGGATAATGTTGATGGGATAAAATCAATTCCAGATAACAGTATTCACTATTGCATTTACAGTCCCCCATTTATCTCGCTGTTCACATATAGTAATAACGAGCGTGATATCGGGAATTGCACCACAGATGAGGAGTTTTATCAGCATTTCGGGTATCTGGTTAAAGAGTTATACCGGGTTATGATGCCAGGTAGGGATATGTCTGTTCACTGTATGGATTTACCTACCAGCAAACAAAAAGATGGGATAATCGGGTTAAAAGACTTCAGAGGTATACTCATCAAAATCATGCAGGATGCTGGATTCATATACCATTCTCAAGTGGTCATCTGGAAAGACCCTGTTGTAGCCATGCAGAGAACCAAGGCTCTCGGTTTATTGTGGAAACAGTTAAAGAAAGATTCTACAATGAGCAGGCAGGGGCTCCCTGATTATGTTGTTACATTCAGAAAACCCGGAGAGAATCCAGAGCCTGTATCTCATACCGCTGAAGAATACCCGGTTGACAAATGGCAGAAGATCGCGTCTCCTGTGTGGATGGATATAAATCAATCCAACACGTTACAACGCGAATCTGCGAGAGAAGAATCCGACGAGCGCCATGTGGCACCACTCCAACTGGAGGTTATCGAGCGCTGCATCGAGTTATGGTCTAATCCTGGGGATATCGTTCTTGATCCGTTTGTGGGGATTGGGTCATCTGTGTATCAGGCCCTGCTCATGGGTAGGAGAGGTATAGGTTTCGAACTGAAAGACTCATATTATCAACAGGCGGTGTTAAACTGTAAACGTGCAGAATCTAACGCTAAAACCCCTCAAGTGGGACTTGATAAATGGGTGTCGACTAATAACGAACAGAGAACATTGGAGGTATAAATAAATGAAATTAACAATTGCAACAAGCGTATTAAAAGAATTCTTTTCGATTGTAGAAACATTAGCAGTCGAATTGAGATTACACATCGATTCAGATAAAATCTGGTATAGGGCTGTTGATACGGCAAATGTGGCTATGGCATACTCTGAACTGTCATCAGAGGCATTTACAGTCTATGATATTGGTGAACCCTCTTCTATTTGTATTGACCTCACCAAGTTCAGAAACGTATTTCAGATGAAAGGTTCTGAAATTACAATTGAATCTGTAAATGAAACGCAGATAATAATCTATTGTGGAGGGTATGATTACAAACTCGCATTACTCAATGATGCAACCGTCAAAAAAGACCCTGGAATGCCATCGTTAGAGTTGCCAGGTGAAATCACTATAAATGGTGGAATCATTGGAGACATCCTTAAGATTGTTGGAATCTCATCTGACAAACCTCGATTTATATTGGATACCTCTGGACTCCGGATATTTACCAAGGATATTGATGAGGTAGGCAGGACAATAAAACCTGATGAGGCAATCAAAATGTCTGGAACTGGTAATAGTATGTTTTCCATTGACTACCTTAAAGAGGCTGCGCGTGCGTGGGGCAATAGTGAAATCACCATCCAGATAGGTAACGACTTTCCAATCATTGTATCATACCAGATTACGCGCGGAAAATCCATGTTCCTATTGGCACCCCGTATAGAGGAAACGTGATTAAAATGGTTGAAAAATACAGTTGCTCAACATGCGCATGTAATGTGGATAATGTATGCAGGCTGAATCCTCCACCAGGTCAAGTTCGGGTATTTGATGGTGATGGATGCGTGTTAGGTTGGAGGCCGCGCGAAGGCAGGGTTCCACACCCTGACCAGGTATCATTGGAGTGTTGGAAATGACAAAATGCCTTACTGATCCATACCGTGGAGTATTGGAATTTGCATATTCCATGTATGGAACATATGGGAAATTCACCTCCAAGGATATTGGAGGAGATGATGGATGTATGAACGCGCTCCGTTCCAAGGGGTATATCAAACGTTCCAAGGATCGGAAATGGCGCGTTACTGATGATGGAGAGGACTATTTGAGGACATATGTCCTTAATAGGAAAGAGAAAATAAGAACTGATAATGATTGGGATGCGCGCGAGGCGGTGCAAAGTGCCGTCTATTGAAGTTGAATATATCTCCACAAATTCTATTTTGCGCCATCCACGTAACCCAAAGAAGCATCCTGAAGAGCAGATTCACAGACTTGAGGCATCGATACAGAAGTTTGGTTGGACCTCTCCAATCATATTGTCATCAGATGGTTACATTCTGGCAGGCCACGCGCGGTATGAGGCAGCATATCTTGGTAGAAAGACATAAATACTTCTGCGTCTAATATGTTGT